CCTGGTAAAACAGAGGCAGAAAAAGCCGCCCCAGCCGAAGCCTGGTTAAGTATACCTGTTGCGGTAACGCTTGAAGCACCTTGAACTGCACCAAGTGTCAGTTTAAGAGCATTAGAGCGGTCCGCAATAGTTGAACGACGGTCAGCAAATTGCGTGACAATCGTAGTGTCTACATACGCCACTTTAGGTGGCGCAACATAGCCTGCGCTTGTTCCACTTGCACCCAGAGTCTCCATCACTGGTACTTCGAGTTTCAAAGTGTTTTTCCACGACATGTTTTTTAATTGTTGAGATGACATCCACAACCGCATTTGCCCCTCCAATGGGACGTTCGCAATTTGCGTGCGCCACATTGGGATTGGTGTATCGGTTACTGGAACAAAAGTGTACTCAACAGGTGTCGCGGCATCATCCTTTATCAGGAGATTTGTCATAGCTGGCATAAAAGCCTCCTAATGATAAATGTATCAGTTTTAGTGAAAGGAACGTAACAGCGCTATCCCGTTGGCAATATGCAACGGAGACATCGCGTCAGGCAGTGATTTAAATGACGGCAATATTGCCGCCATTTTATTCGTGATAACACGATCTATATACAGAGTTTTAGTATGCGCAGATGCACCATTATACGACGGAAAAACCGCCGGGGTGCCAACAAACCTTGAATACCCCTCAGCACGGCAGTAAACTGTCGTGCAAAACCTACCTTTTAAATTTGGTATGGTATTGAGGTTCTCAAGGTATGTACCAATTGGAATAAACCAGTCCGCTACGAAAGAGAATGGGAGAAGCTCCCAGACTAGACTTAGCGGATCTGATAAACCAAGGCTGCGCTGCACGGAAATATTCTCAGACATTTCATAAATTATGGATTTTGATGCATGATACTTAAGCATCAATTCATAGTTAGAAGGAGCCTGAGAGATGTTCTTCTGTGCCTCTGTAAAATTGGAAACACGCAATGTCATTGTACGAGGCTGGTTAGAGAGTTTTTCAAACGCTCTGGCCGATTCGTAACAATCACTTAGCAGCGGCTTCCAACCGTACTGCAACTCAAGCCACCTTTGTGCAATGGTCCTACCGGTAAGTTTGGTAGGTGCACGGTGTCCTGAGTTCCATGCGAATCGTCGAATTGCGGAAACATTGTTCCCACGCTTCAAGTCTCGCATAGCGCGGTAAAACGTACTGAGTGTTGACGTCACTAGTTTGACGGTTTGGGAACCTTCACCGACAGCAACCGCTAGGTTGAAGTCGTGGTCCTTAATCCGGGAAACTAGTTTAGAATCTAAAGCCACACCACGTGAGCTTGAGTATGCATTTAAAGGCACACCATCGCCATACATGGACCAAAAACCAAAACCGGTTGTTGGGGTTAAAAACTCTTCATACACTGTTTTATGGTAATTATTCCACTTAACGCGTATGCCGCTCGGTAGTATCTCGAACTTCCCATCTCCGCCAGTTTGGTTTAAGGCGTAGTAATAGGGAGAATTTGAGAGAGTACCAATCACTTGTGTACGATTCATTTTGTTACCTGCTCAGCTTTTGGGAGCAGATGGAAGCTGTAAGGAAACATCTTCCATTCCCCGGGGTAGAATGCCCCGGAACCTGAACCTACTGAATAAGTAGGGAGCGTGTAGGTTAAGCACGCCGGCAACTCGTCAGAAGAGGGTTTCAATTTACGCGACAAAACGGCAGAGAGACGGCATGACTCAATGGATTCCACTGAGCCTGACCGAATAATCTCAAAGCCTGTATCATCGTAAGGATTGAATAGTGAAATGGCATGAATGTCAACTAGCATTGGATGTCTCCTGTACGGCCAAATTGGCCACTTTCACAATATTGTTAATTCCAACACAAAGTTGGAATATAAATACTGCGATTATACAGATGGCAGCAATCTGTTGTATGTTCATATTCATCACAAACCTCGACTTCGTTTAAGG